GTAATAAAAGTACCGTTATCTGTCACAGTGATGCCAAGCTGAGTTTGGCGCTCGGTGATAGCATTGCTAAATTCACGCATTCCCATCTTACCTGTAAGTGCTACAAAGTTGTAATTACCTCCCCATCGGTTAGCATTGTAGGACAAATCCAACAAGAAACTGTCAAGCAACTCATAAGTAAGCTTATAGTAAGTACGTTTGTTTGCAGGAGAAATTTGTTGTCTCAAACCTGCACCATGGTATACTGGACGTTGATTCTCTCCTTTAAGAGTTACCATACCTTGAGCATCTTTATTGTATACAGAATACAAAAGTGCTTTATCAATCTCACGATACCACTGACCAAGAGCAGTCCATTCTGCAAGTTTAGTCCACAACTTGGTAGATTTACCGTCAGGACTGAACAACTCAATTACCATTACATCTGTAGCGGCTGAGCGAGTTACTGAATAGCTCTTACGCAAAGTAGTAAGCTGGTTTGTCAGGGTCATGGGACGTTGGAAATCAGTACCACCACCTTTAGAAGAAAACTCTTCTACAGTAGAGTAGTCTTTTGACCAACGAGCACCCGGCTTAATTTGTGAAGGATCAATCCAGCGTGATTTGTCAGGATCGGTAAGTACTGCGGTAATAATATAGTCCAAGCCATTATTACGTACTTCAGAAACTCTAGCTTGAGTACCATCGTCTGATACAATGTTATCTGATACTTGGAACAAGTTTTCTGCCACTTTCATATGAAAAGGCATACCTCCCAAACCAGGCTTATCACTAGTAGTGATAGGGTCACCTGAAATTTCAATAGCTCGTTCTACTTGTCCGTGCAAATCCCACTTGTACTCTCGGTTATCAATAAACCGTGTATTTCCTAGGCCTCCTGTAAGCATAGCCAGTACGTTTTCGTTTTGAGTACCAAAAGCAAAAGCTAGTACCCCATCCAAACGCTCAGGCTCGGTAAGGTAGGCATTTGACAGGTGAGAACTTTCTGTCATACCTGAAGGCAGTTTCTTCAATTGGTGAAGCTGCAACGGTGATACATCTCTTTGATTCATAATATTAAATTTAAAGTAATTAACTTATTTACTTCTAGTTTGTTGGGGTTGACCAAAAGTCCAAAAATCCGGGCTTTAAACCTTCATCGGGCTGGTCACCCTCTTTTCTAATGTTAGCTCCTTTTGTCTTTGCTTGCTTACTTGTAAACCTTGAATTCTTTTTGGTATACTCGTTCGCTAACTCTGTCTTAGCTTTTATCTCAAAATCCTTTTTGTTGTAATCCACAAAATCTAAGAAAGCTAATTTCAACCTACGTTTAGGATCTTTACTTGCTTTTTGAGCTTCTGTCATTCCGTCTTTATCAAACTTAAATAGGTAATCTTTGAAGTCTTTCTTCATTTTATTTGTAAGTTTGAATCCAGACATTTCTTCCATCTCGTCTATTTCAGACTTAACAGCAGATATATAATCTTCTATCTGTTTTTGTTTGCTGGCCTCTTCCTCCTCTTGTCGTTTACGCTCTAGCTCTTCTCTCTTAGCTTCCTGTTTTCCTAGATACCGTTGCGCAACCTTAGCCTCTTTCTCAAGGTCTCCAAGTTCTTTAACTTGCTTAAGCTTATCTGCTGCCTCATCTTCTGTAAATCCTGTTTCGAGGTAGTATTTTTGCAACATATCGATTGCATCATACTCATCAGACGGGTCCATTTCAGATATTTTAGGAGCATTACTTTTTTCATATTCGTTTCTGATAGCAAGTTCTCTATTCTTAAACTCTTCTTCTAACTTGTTCTTATATGAGTTAAAGTTCTCCTCCAACATTTTCTTAAACCCTTCTGAAGTTGGCTCAAAAGTTTTATCATCCTCTAGAAACATCAACTCTTCTTCCTCTAGGTATGAAGCTATCTCATTAAAAGTTTTAGATATCTCATCCTCCTCTTCCTCCTCTTTAGGAGTTTCTTTTGTTTCCTCTTTAGGGTCCCTAGAAGACTCTTCAATATCTTCTTTAGAGGTTTCTTCCTCGATATCCTCTTCAGGAGTCTCGGTTTCAAATTCTTCTTTTGGAGTTTCTTGAGTTTCTTCTAACTCTTCAAAATCTCCCCATAATGATTCTACTGACATAATAAATCTCTTTTAGTTGTTGGTTGTGTTACAAATATATAAAACTTATTTACACAATACACACACTCTGTGTACTCGTGATTATATTACCTATAGTCTACTGGCGATTGTTGTTTTTCGCAGTTGTTTCTATAGACTTTTTCTTTAACTCAAGTTCTTTTTCTTTTATCTTATTATTCATCTCCATCTTATGCTCTTCTGATCTGGCTTTTATCTCAGCCAATCTCTCTTTACTTTCGGGATTATCTACTAATAATTTCGATTCTGCTTGAATTAAAGCTACCTCTATATCAGTATTAGATCTAAGTATTTCTTTCTCCATTTCAAACGACATTTGTTTATCTTGCATCTCAGCCTGGAGTTCTTGTGCTCTCACATTAGCCTCATTAGCTTGTTCTTGTGCTTGTTGGTCTCTTTGTGCTTTATCTCTTTCTCCGGCTACAATAGTATCTCTAACTTGAGATATGGATTTGGTTCCCAAAACAGTTATAATATCGGATAGATTGGCCTTATCGTATTGAAGTGCTACCTGCAAGTAGCTTTCTAATTTCTGTAAGTTTTCTGAATCCTCAAACGAATTAGACATAAATACCCCAAGATCTGTACTATTAAGCATTCCTGCAGATATCTTTATAGTCTCTACTGTTTTTTCATCTACAGCAAACTCTATATTAGCTCCATCAATATAAGCGACTTTAGCCACCTCTACTAATTGATTTAAAGTTTCTTCTCTAACCTTATCGTGATAGTAGAATAATGGTTTGGTGTTATTAGTAGACTGTATTATAGCTCTTTGGGCTCCCGTGGCAGTTTCATTTGAAGCTATATTCCCTGCTCTTTGCGGAGTAACTCCAGTTATCTTCTCTACCTGATCTTCAATTTTTTGAAGTATTTCCATATACTGACCTACACTTTGTGAAAGTGTCATATCAATAGCTTGAAACTGGTTGAATTTAGATATAGAATTTGGATCTCCTTTTCTCCCTTCCTCTAAAGAATTTACCCAAGCTACTCCCATATTATCAAAATAGTACATCCATTGGTCTACAGACCACCCCTTAGATTTTGGGAGTTGTGCTATATCCATTATAAATTTCTTACCTTTAGCTTTAGCCAATTCTTGCTCAAGTCTGTACCATACTATAATGTATGTATACTGATGGGCTTTTACCATATCAACTAAAGATGTAGCAACTGAGTTTATATTATTGTAAATATATCCTACATAAGGTAAATTTTTAGTCTGGTTATCTAGGGGTCTTACATCTACATAGATATCATTTCCTATCCTTGTACCTTCCCATATCTCTGTTTCCCAGTACCATTTAATGCTAGCTCCCATCTCCTTCAATTCTTGAGTCATTTTAAACGAATCGTCTACTATTACTGACTCTAGAGAATTTGTTCTAGGCTCGAAATAGGTTAAATTACCTAATTTTTTCCATGATCTCCAGGCACAATTAGCTACATATACGTGAGAAGTGTTTTGTGTATGACCATTATCTATTCTCATCCCTCCGTCAAAGCTGTATGCGAAGTCTCTCTGCATACCATCTCTAGTAAGTACAGTTCCTCCTAACTGGCCATCATCTAACTTCTCTATTACATCATCAGGTAAACTATCTCCATATAAATCCACTACCGCTCCTCTAGGCATCCACCTCTCTTCTACGACCCAATCCCCCTCATGAATAAATGGGTTATCACTCTCTTTGTCAAACGATACGTTGAGTGGATTGCATACTCTTACTGATGGGTGGCCATCTGTTATTCCAATATAGTAGATTTCTTCTGCGGAAATAAGGGCGTGTTCCCAACCTTTGGAAAACTTCATCTGTAAATTATCCTTCTTTACCAAATACTTCAGAAGTTTATTTGTGGCTATCTCTATAGGGTGAGCATACTCTGTTTTATATACTTGGGCTATTTGTTCTACATCTGGAGCAATTGGTTGCCCAGTTTCCGGATCTATTTCTTCATTTACTATGGCATTTATTCTAGCCTGTATAGCAGCAGTTATAGCAGAAGTTAATTCTTGGTTTTTCTCTAAGGTAGCATCTCCATTTATAGCTACAGCCCTAAACTCCATACCTAACTTCATCTCTTCACCTTTAAGGGTCTCAAGAGCTTGTCGTATAATGTTATAGTTCTGCATCTTAGTCGCAGAACCTGTAAACCTAGGATCATCTACTCCATAAGGGTTTAATACATGTTGGAAATCTTCTTGACGAAATCTAGAATTTACTAAATCATAATTTATTTGTTTGTTGTATCTAGAAGATCTGCCCTCACCTCCACCTACTTGGGCCATACTTATAATGGCATCCACATTAGCATTTCTCCAAGACTCTTTGGATTTTTCAGAGGAACTTACTCTTTGTGGAGGTAATGCCCCCCATATTTTAGCTTGTTGGCTAGTAGTTGTACTACTCTTAGTTACTTTCATTGCCATATCTTATATTTTTTAAAATACACTATTAAAACCTCCTCCAAAAACACTATGCTTAAATAGAGGTCGGGAGAAGAATGGGTCGTCATTTACAAACTCTTCTTCCTTTGTATCTGTCACTATTTTATACATTTGGGTCATTTGAATCACACATAACATCAAACTAATAACCCTGTCAAAGTTACCTATTTTATTGTAATTTATCAATTCTTTAAGTATTGGCTTAGATTTAATGTTATGTAAATTTAATTTACCATCTCCTGCAGGAGCTACTAGCCAATCACGTAACATTATCTCTGCCTCATCCTTAACTTTACTACTCATATGTTGCCCTATCTGCCTATTAACATTCGATGTTATATTAGATTTTAATATGCTAGGTGTAGGGGCCAGTAAATGTAAGCAATTATTATTTTCAAAATATGTTTTTATACCTATTTTCTCATTTTCATATAAGCATGTACCTACAATACCATACCAAAATAACAATAACCTGCATTGCTCATAGAACTCTTTAGCTGTTTCTGGCCTACCTGTATATTCTGCAACTATAAAATCGTATGGAGATACTCCAGGACTAGCTCTCTTCATTATAATTAAAGACCCCAACGATACTGAGTTCGGTGCTTTATCTTGGTCATACGGGTCAATCCCCGCCAAGTAATATCCAAATCCTGCGTTTTCTGCTGGTTGTTCCCACACTCTTACAGCTCCTGTATTATCTACACCTTTTTTTACAGGCCAATCACACTCTTGCAAAGCTCCATCTATATCTGGAACAAACTCCGGCTTACCTTCAGGGTTTAATTTCATATGTCCTAAAACCCCCTCATCTTCAGGAGTGGTAGATGTTTCTAGGTTCTGTAATTGATCCTTCAACATACCTGTAGGCAATATATTTCCTCCAGATATTAAAAATACCTCTGATGGGAATATAGGTCTTTGAGATAGTTCATCGTCATATGCTTTCCTATCTTTACCTTTAGATAGTTTCTTGCGTACATTAAGTATATACTGTATTGCAGATTTATAGTTAGTATTACCTAAGTCGTCTTTAAATTGGTTTAGTCCCATCCATGCAGGTATAAAGAAACCTATCTGTTTTCCAGAACCTTCATAATTATCATCAAACGGTACACAATCGTATGTGATAGGATCATAAAACACTCTCATTACAGCTTCGGTTGATCCTCCTT